TCCCCAGGATTAGTAGTAATAGATGGAGAACCATTGATTGTAGATGGGCTTTGGGGAGATATCGTGAGTGAACCTGTACCGTTATTTCTAAAACCAATATACCAGCCAGATAGAATTGATGAATAGCTAGGTAGGGTAAAACTTCCTGCACCAGAATTCCATACATAGGTAGACGCTCGACTTGATTCTGCAATTGTAGGAGAGGCTGATACTTGAATAATATTACTTGATGTTGCAAGCTTACCAGAAAGTGTTGTTGATAGTCCGTACCCAGCTAAACTTGCTGCATCTGCAGAAGAAGTGCCAGTACCAAAGGTTACATTATTCCAAACACCATCTGGGGTAGAATTATCAGCCAAATAAAAGTATTTAGAAGTCCCCGCTGGAATTGAAACTGCATTGTCTTGTAAATAGGAATTAACTGTAAATGGTACTGAACCCAAGTTACGTATTAATATATCTGATCCAACAGTACCCTGAGAGGCATCGGGTAAGAATATTGATAGTAGGGTTGTTGCTGGGGTACAGTCAATAATTCGAGCCACCGCAACTTGTGTTTCATTAACTACCGCAGGCCAGTATAAAGGTGTATTATTAGTAAGGGCAAGCGCAAGATACGAAACATCTGTAGGCTGAACCACTGTTCCAGTGAATGGGGAAACGTATGTAGGTGTTGTCATATTTATGGCTCTTGGATACTGGTGTTTCGATCGATTTTACGAGAGTTATCTTCTTTCTTTACTGCGGCCATGGCATCATCAAAATAGCCTTTCCATACACCAATCTTATCTAGTGCTTTAAGGTATACCATAGCATGATATAAAGCCCCATACAGCATTAGTTGTGGTGTTGTGGCAGTGAATAGATTAGTTTGGTTGCTTGCATCCAATGGTTGAATTAAACTATAGTAGATTATTTCAACGGGATATACTGCATCTGGAGCTGGGGCAAAATTCCAGTGACTGTAGTCATAATCAGCATAATAGATAGGTTCTCCAGAAGTAGATTCAGATTGAAGCTGTGCTACATAGTCTTGACCCCTTAACAGTATTGGAGCTCCATTGATTTTCATAGAGATGGTTTTACGCCAGCGAACTGGTTTATCTAGTACTGTTTGGTTCACTGCTAGGGTAGTCTCTACCACATTTAATTGAAGCAGTGTCTTTAACTCAGCAGCAATACTTGCCTCTGTTAAGGCAATTATTGTAGGGATTGTAGCTACAAACTGATCATCGTTTCTTTCAGTATAGTTAATGATATCTGCTACAAGGCTATCGTAATTCATTATGGAGCTCATTTAACTATCTCGTGTAGTAACTAAAATTCGGAGACAGAAATATTCCAGACTTGTCTCTATCTTCTTCTTCAAATTGTGTTCTTAAATCTAATGCAAGTTTTTCTAAGTACATGATTCTTTGTATATCAACACCGGGGAGTTGCATAGATAATTTATGTGATAATGCTGCTTGTATGTAAGGCACCACACGATCAGGTAAATATAACTGATTAGACAGATCACCAACATCTTGTGGCTGCATTTCAAGTATCATTTGGAATACTTGATAGTTGTTATTAGGTACAGGCCATAAGTACATCTGTGGGTCAATTTGGCGGTTAAACCAATACTGCAAAGTACGTTGACTTGGGAATTGCTTATTAGGCAAACTAAAGTAATCAGTACGGTTCAATCTAGCCATTGGAATTGATTGTTGGCTTTGTGCAAATTGAATTGCACGTAATGAGAATACAGCCCCTGAAATTCTATTAACTAATCTATAGAAGTAAAATTGTTGAGTATTATTGACTGATATATAAGACCATTCTTGGTCTGCCAATGTTACCGTGGGGCAAGATTGCCAAGTATCCCATGTAACTCCGTCATTACTTACTTGTAAATCTAAGGAATAAGTAGCAGTAGTATCAGGGCAATAAGCATTAAATCCCACATAAAAAATTCGGGTTTGATTTGCATATGACACGCCAAAGTAGTTCTCTGTAAGCGTAGATGTTGCATACTCATTTAAGTTAGCGTTACCACTTTGGTCAAACAGTGCAGGAGCTCCAGGATTATCAATTGGGTATGATTCTGCAATTGCGGGATTAACAATGTAAATCCAGTTAGCCTCAAGTACATCTATAGTACTAACTGGCATTGATAGAATTTGTTGGTTGGTTTGAGCACCTAAAACAACAAACTGTTGTAACCAAATATTAATACCACGATTGACAGAGTTCTGGAGCACATAGAATAAGGCCTGCTTACCGGCATTAACATACTCCGGAGTCATCTCTTCTGTCTGTTTGCCTGCGTCGCGGTAAGCGTAAGATATCAATTGGTCTACCGATATCTTTGTCTTATCATATGTTCCAGAATATGCCAAAATTATTTACCTTTTACCTTTTTAGGAAGGTTCTTTGGAGCAGGAGCTTTGATAAACTCTTTGCCTACCTTCTTAGGGATACCGAGGGTACTCTCACCCTCCGCAGCCGCGTACATTGCTTTTTGTTGTTGTTTACTTACAGAAGGCATGATATTAGTCCGGATTGTTCGCGTTAGCCATACCCATGGCTGGACTACCAATTACACGACCAATCTGCTCAGGATTCATTCCACCACCTGCATTAGCAGATCCCGGAGCTCTAAAATTACCGGCTTGGTTTCTAGCACGTGCCGCTAATAATTGCTGTAACATTTGTAGGCTCATACCGTTGTTAGCTGGAACACCTTGAGGTATTTGGGCTTGTTTAGCAGCTTGAGCTGCCGCAGCGGCTTGTTGAGCACGTTGGATTTGAGCCGCAATTTCTGGTGGAATTGATGGAGCTCCTGTTGGGCCTCCATCAGCAAACTTTTTTACTTTGCCGCCCTTAGCTACTTGAATATCATCAACAGCGTTTTTACCAGTGCGGTTAGGCTTAACTGCTGCTTTGTTTGGAGTATCAGCTTTCTTGTCACCTGTAGGTTTTACTTTTTTAATAGCGTCTTTATCACCGGCGGGTGTTGTATCTTTAGCTGGAGTTTCTTTACCCTTAACAGCCGCTTTTGATGGTACGTCTAACTTACCACCAGCTTTGAATTTTTTAACGGTGCCTTCAGTCTTAGCTGTACGACCACCTTTTTTGAGTTTTAACTCTGGCTTTTCACCTTTTTCTTCTTTGTCAATCATTTTCTTGATTAATACTTTATCTTGAGCTTCATCATCATGAACCTTACCACCTTCTTTTTTCTTCATGATTTTACCACCACATGCTTTTTTAGAAGCTTCGGCTACAGATCCACCGCACTTCATTTTTACCATTTTTTTAAACTCTTCCATTGTAGTACTCCTCGAGGTTTTTAAATTGGAGCTGATCGATCTCCTAGTAATACTAATACATAATTACTATGAAATACGCCCGCCTGCTGTAATATAGAATGCCTTTAAGTCTGCCATTTTATTAGTATGCTGCCCATATTGAGCACCCGGTAATGATGCCCATATGTTAGAAATACGAGCTATAGCAGTCTCAAAGTTACCCTTATTAATATCATCTAGGGCGCCTCTCTCATGGCACTGCATCAAGGCTATTCTGTCTTGGCAATCAGGTGAGAAGTCAGGAAGGTTTAATGACATCTTATAGGAGTCAAAGTATCTAGCTAGGAGTTGGTATCTGCCTGCGGCAGTAGATGACAGCTTGTCATTCAGGCGTATAAGCTGTCTTGGGTGATCAGCATAACTATAAAAAAGATGAGGGTTATTTGGCGTCGATCCAACGATTACATTGTACCCGTTGTCTGACTTGGCAAGAAGCGCAGGTCCTATCTCAGAGTGCGCTATGGTGTCTAGTAGTGCCTTTTCATTTTTGGTCATATATCGAGGCTTGTTCTAAAGCCCAGTCCTGTGCATTGAGTAATTGTTTAGTTGTCTCAGTACAATCACTTTCTAATTTGTTGAACGAGGCACGAGATACTGTGTCGGGGGTTTGACTGTCAGACTGTTTGGTAGGGGCGGGAATGTCGGACACTGAACTGCTATTGCTTTGGTTGCTTGGAATGAGGCGCAGCCAGTCAATTCCAGGAGTAGGGCTAGTCCCATTAAATATTTGACTGAATTTAGCGTTGGCATTTTGAGTTTCCTGATTTGCGTTAATAGATACTTTTGCGGTAGTTAATGCTGCTTTTTCTGCAGTGATGGCGTCTACTACTTTTTGTTTGTCCCAATTACTCTGAATAGCTTCTTTCCCTGATACATACCCTGTGTGGTGTGCATATAAAATAGATAGAGCCAGAGTGGCTAAAATAGCCGCTTGTTTCCAATACAGAGCTAAGAATGGCATTATGTCATCACCTTTAAGTCGTTAATACAATCGTTATCTGGCACTGGATATTTTTTATAGCCCCCAGTTTTTAAGTCAAATATTAAAACATAACTAGATCGTTTATTAATATTATTTTTAAAGTTGATAGAGGCTCCAATTACCAACTTATTATCATGTATATCTAAACCACGTAAAAACGTTGTATTGGCGTCAACTATTTTGTATCGGGTAATACCTAGGGTACCTAGGTCTATTTTTAAGAGCTCTCCGGTCGCTGTAGAGAGTGTATATAGTTGATTATGTAAAATTCTAATGCCGTGACAGCAAGTTCCACCACTAGCAATGATTTTTACTTCTAGTGTGTCCTTATCAATATACCCAAAGTCTGATGTAATTATCGTCTTATTATGTCGACAAAAATAGATCTTATCTGGCGTATTGAACAATGAATTTACATGTCTAGAATCCATTGTGTCTGCATGAACAGGTTCAGGGGGTGCTTCAACCTTATTTAAAAAGTTGATATTAACTTGTTGATGCTTTCCAGCTAAATATACCCCAATACAATCTACTGCTGTGTTACAGGTATACCAAGTGTCTAAATCTTTAATAATCTGGTGGGTGTTTATATAGAGCGGGATATCTATCATATGGCTGAAATAGCATGTAGACCGGCTAAATGCCGCTAGTTTATCATTCGATACCACATAGATATACTTATCATCAAACTCAATACCAAAGGGGCGGTATGGACTTCGCCCCTTCCCGTCCAAACTCTTTGCTAATAATTGTGGTGCTCGTGCTTGTTTGTGAATAACCGCTCCCGTGATAAAGTTAAGCACAACGAAATCATTATCATCTGTTGTTATTAATATCATTCAACCTCCAAGATAAAGTTAATAACTACTCTTCTTTTATGGTTAATTGGTACTGTAGATCTATGGTACGTCTTTGAATCAAACCAGTAGCAATTTCCTCTGACTGGTGGTGAACGATCAACAATTGTTGTCTTATCATCTGCTAAGATAATCGTGTCCCCATCGGAATCCATTACGTAGTACACAAAAGTAATATAGTTACCGGGGTCATTAGGGCTAATATCTGGGTGTATTAAGTTTTCTAATGCATTTGGATCGTGGGATATGTTAGGGATTAGATTACCCTTAATGCGCACGATGCGTTTTATCTTAATTCCTGTCTTTTCAGCAAATACCCCTATCATAGCATTTACTAGATAGAAGTGTTTGGAGAATACTTTTTTAAATATATAGAAGACATGCGTCATCTGAAAAATATCTTCGTCCGGAGTATCAGGAACTATTTGTTCTGCATTCCAGTACCAAGGAAATCCAGTGCTTGTCATTACTTTGTGAACTTCTTCTTCAAGTTCTTTAGGGAGTACATTTTGTATAATCATTCGACTATTGTACAGGAGTTTCCTTATACTTCATAGAAATATATTTAGAAGCTACTGCAGCACTTCCAACAATACCTAAGTATGCCATCCAAATATCAGCCGTTGGGTTTGGAATCATAATAAACTTAATGGTGCCAGCCAAATAAGCTATGTTGCACCATAGTTTAGAATGACTGACTTTACCATCTGCGGTGGAAATAACATCTGAAAATAAAGACATTATTTTTTACCTGATATCAAAAAGTAGATAAATGTTCCTGCACCTACAATAGCCATAAACCATCGAGCTGCAGCTCCAATCCACGCAAGGGCTTTTAGTGCTCCCTTAGCATCTTTCCAAGCAGCTAATAATTCTGAAGTATCCTGTTTGATGCCTACAAGATCTTCTTTTAGGCTATCAACCTCTTCTTTAAGTTGCTCTAATGAGGCCATTATCTAGTCTCATTTGCCAGACGTTCAGCAGCTTGAGCGATTGCTAAAGCGATGATTGGGTTTGGATGAGGTGCTTCTATTGCTTTAACAATAATAGGTGTTTCCACTTTAGCTACAATCGTTTCTATTTCAGCTTCTAATTCTTTAAAAAATGCCATTATACTTTACTCCAATTTTCAGTACGATTATACGCTCCGATTTAGTTAGAATTCTCCAGTATACATAGTATTCTGGAGAATAGCTAGTTTAATGCCTTCCATATTCAAAGCCACTTGCATGATCTGTATTAGGCATACCTACATGATAACCAAGTGTAGAACTTGCATCTGTCTGAAATCTAAAATGTATAGCAAACCTACCGCTTTGTTTCCAACCTAAACCACCTTGCCATAAGTATGTTGTAGAACACCTTAAC